GCGAAAAGCATTGACGCCAAGATACAGTCTGCGACGGATAAAGCAGCGAACAAAGTTTCTGCACGAATAGCCAGAGGCCGTCCTCGTCACGTGAAGGGGAAAGGTGGGTTCTGGGACGACATGAAGGGTTTCGCCCAGAAAGTTGTACCAAAGGGCGCACTCAAGGCTCTTGGCCATTCCATACACCCACTTTTAGGGCATGGAGCAGATTACCTATCAGAGGCACATGGTATTGGAGATTATGAAATCAAGAAAAACTCCATTATCCACTTTGACGCCGGTCAAGATTCCGGCGGTTCTTTCTCGCCAGAAGGTACGGCACGAGTACGTATCCAAAAGCGGGAATTTATCACTAGTGTGGTGGCAGATGCTACTACACCTGGTGATTTCCATTCGTGGACATACCGTCTGCAACCGACGAACGGGACAACATTCCCATGGACATCGGCGATTGCGGACCACTTCACAGAGTATACTTTATGTGGAGCGATTTTAGAGTACGAGTCAACAAGTTCTAATTACTCGAACTCCATGGCACTTGGAACAGTGGGGATTGCCACTCAGTACAATGCCAATGAATTACCCCTCACTAGCATGGAAAGCATTTTGCAGTCGGCTTTCCACTCGAGAGGGAACCCCAGTACGAACATCTTGCACGGTGTTGAATGTGACCCAATGTTGCAGTCGAGCGAGAAGTTGTATACAAGACGGCCTGGAACTCAGGGACCACCAAACCTCTATGATTGGGGTGTGATCACCCTGGCTACAGAAGGGCTGCCGAGTTTAGCAGCAGGACAAGTGATTGGAAGATTATACATCACTTATGACCTTGAGCTGGCGTTGCCAGTCTTGCCAGTGGAGGCACCTTATGCCAGTCAAATAGGCGTTGGGTACCAACAATCACTGCCAATTCTGTACAATCAGCCACCAATGGGTGACCTGTTGACATGTGCTGGGGAAGTAGGCTTTCCATTGACTTTTGGTGCTACACCAGACGACAATATCATCCTAATGCAAGCGGCAAGTGGACCAGTGGTGAAACCAACGTTGACACCACTGCAAGAGAGCAATTTGGTGGGGTGGATGAATAATTCCACGATAAACACGAATTTGCAGTATCTCAGTCTAACGCGTGCGGGAAGGTACATGGTCGAGATGATGTACATTTCATGGGGAGCCACAGGAGTGCCACCAGTTGGTGCCTTTGTTGCTACCGCTCTCCCTGGCGCGTCGTTGACATCAACTTATCAAGACGTGTCGAACAACGCCAGTTACGGAGAGTGTAAATGGTTTCTTAACATCGATGTTACGA